TATCGCTTCGAGTGTAAAACTTATTAGCAGTAACTAAGTATTTGCAAAAAGGTCTGCTTGTATCTAAATCGCTATCATTAAAACCCGGCTTCCATTCGTAAGTGTAGCGAATTAAAATCTGCGTTGTTTGAGGCTTCATAGCTTCAACAATTTTACTAATAGGCTGCGTTAATTCTCTCTCTACAATGATATTACTATCTATGCCTTTGCCTTGCTTTACATCTGTTGCCTTAATAAAGCCCTTCTCGATTAAAATATCAATAACACGCTTAACCGCACCTACATCTTCTTTAAGAGTGTCAGCAATTACTTCTGGGGTTATACGCTTATCCTTAACAATCAAATCTAAAATGTTAGATTGTAATTGTGTTACATCAGCAAACATTTCAAAGTCCGCATCGTCGCTAAATCTAGTTTTGCTTTTAAGCACCTCGTATTTATTTCTCTCCTCTCCGAACTCAAAGAACACCTGAAAATCTGCTTCGTTAAATTCTAATTCTTCTGCACCTAGCCAAGTAGCTACCTCATCATCACTTAAAGCATATCCACCCTTTAACATAGAACTTGCTTGTTCTCTGGTAATTTTACCCTTGTTAAAATCTCTAATGATACGCTGCATATTTTGCCATTCTCTACCTTTCAATCCTTTGATATGCTCGTTTACACTTAGAGGACTTGCTGCCATTGGTTGCTCAGTTTCAGCAGGTAAGCCGTATTGTGTAGGGTCAATACCTAGCTTCTCTAATATCCACTCTTTTGGAGCTACTTCTTTTATTACTGCTTCGCTAAACTCAATACCGATTGGGTCAGTAGGCATAATCTTTAACTCCTCATTTACTCCGGCATATTGCCCAAGCATATTAAACACTCCTTCGAGTTGCATTTGCTTGTAACGGATATAAGTATTATTAAAGATTTCATAGCTATCACGCATCTGTTGTCTGCTACCTAATTGACCGGGTGTAGCGATACCGAATAAATCAGGGCTTGTAATCTGGTGACCGCTAAAAATGTTAGTTTGTATTAACTCATCTGAGCATTACCTAAAACGTGCTTAGAAACTTCTACATCACTTTCAATATAATTTAACGCACCAAAATAACCCGGAAGGCTATAAACATTCATTCCCGGTCTGTATTCTTTTACATATAGTATCTGAACACCAATAGGGTTTTTAGGGTTAAACGCTGCGTAAACTTCTGCCTTCTCTTGATTGCGTGTAGCTTTCCAGTCCTCTTTATACCAGAACTGCGTATTGTCTTTGTTAGTTCTAATCTTTGTATAATCACAATGCCATAACTCAGCAATTTGTTCGCCCATTACAGACCATATAACCTGAATATAAGCACCGCCAAAAAGCTCAATGTCTAAGGCTACCTTCTTTGTTAAGTCGTTTAAAGTTTCTTCTCTATTAACTTGCTTAACAATAGGCTGCTCTCCGGCCCAGCCGTTACCAACAATGTAGTTCACTTTGCCTCTTACGATAGCATTGTGCTTTGCTGACTTGTTAAAAAGGTCTAAAAGGTATTGCGGATAGTCATTATTTTGACCATACTGCATATAACCCTCGCCTTTCTTTTCTTTATATTCTGGCTGCTTTGCTTCCGCAAATGTCAATACTTGTATTTCCATTATTGTCTAATTGTGAATGTGCTTGTTGTTTCGTATTCTGTGAATGATATAGTAGTGCCTTCGAGCTCCATTATGCCTGTTTCTAGCAAGTTTAAGCCGGTAGGGTCTAAGTTTGAAGTACTTGCTTGTTCGTATACTGTGTAAGTATATTGCCCGTTTAAACTGGTCTTAAAGTAACTATTCACTACAATACTAAACTCATTGTAGCGTTCTTTGTATGCACTTATATCCGTATTGTTTAGCTTTACAAACTTAACATCTGTATTTGTAGACCTGTTCTCAAAAATAAATAAATAGTTTGGGCTTGTAAGCGTGCCACTTCTATCTCCTTCGGCTGTACCTGTACCTGAGTTACCTGCGGTAAGGTCTAAGCCTCTTGTTTTACCTAAGTACCAATATTTGCCATTGTTATCTTTGGCAACTGCTACTAATGTGTTTTGAGCTAACAACAAGATTTCGTTTCTTGTGTTCGCTTGAAGTTTGTTTAATACGATAGTTAATTCAGGAGCATAAAAGATAGTTCCGTTCTGTACGTTTGCGTTCACGTTCTCAACTAATTGAGAAGTGCCTTTAACAAGTTCGTACTTAAAGAACTTTTTACCTGCTGCCTTAACAAGTGCGGTAATAACACCACTTGCTTCGGTTGTAGAGGTAATATCTGCTGATGCTGCAAAATAAACTTCGGTTATACCGCCTAAACTGTCTTTACAATCTAAGGTATAATTTTGAGTTAAAGCACAAGCCATTTTTTAAATATTGTTAGTTTGAAAAAATGGGTAGGTATATTTCAACCTACCCGATAAATTATGCAAGGATAAACTTCACTACTTCGTCAGGGAAGGCGATGTTTACACCCATTTTGAACTCAGATACGAAACGTACTTGGTCAGCTTCTTTTGCATAGAAGATTTCAAACTTTTCTTCTTCGTTTAATAAGTCAGTTCCTAAGAACATATTGCTTAAACGCATAGCGTAAACCTTGTTAGTTCCGTTAAGACCTGCAACTGCTACAACTTTAATAGTAGTACCCGGTAATACAAATTCGCTATCTGCTTTAACATCAATTTGGTAATTGAAGCTACCAGAATTTTTAAGAGCGATAGTGTAAGTGCGGAATAAATCTTGACCACAGAAGATAGTCATATCGTCAGCAGCTACAACTTTTGCAGGGATAGCAGCATAAACACCATCAAAGATGCTAATTACGTTAGCAGCAGTAATAGAGCTTAAAGGAGCACCTGAAATAAATGTAGAAGCGTTTGCAGCAACAACACCAGAAGCTGCGCCTATTAATTTTACAAGCCCGTCGAAGCGGTTTAGATTAACATTCACGCTGGTTGTGTCGCCAGTCCATAGCGCAGTTTCTAATTGAGCAGCGATTGTTTTAGCTTTCTTTTCAGAATATTCTTGCTCAAAAGGTACGCTATCGTACATAGAGCCAGTAGGTAAAGCCTTCTGTAAATACTTAGCTTCTAAGTCCTTAGGGCAAAGAGCTTCGTTTACTTTAATTTTACCCGGAGTTACAGTACGCTGAGTAAAGGTAGTAGAACCAGAAGCATTAAAGCCACAAGAAGCACCATCTTGGAAGATAGCGTCAGTTTCCATAATGTTGATTTTTTCGCTTGACTTTACGCCAACCATTACGTTTCCTGCACTCTTAATAAGAGAAGCAGTTTTTGCACCCAATACAGATGAAGTCACTAATAGAGCTTCGTTTTCTTTTGTATAGTTTGCTAATGCAGATACATCAAATCCCATTTTATTTTATTTTTATTTGTTTAATAAAGCGTTTCTAAATTTTTCTATTCTATCGTACTTCATATTGTGTGTAGTTACGTTAGAACCAAAGTTGTTTCTTGGTTGCGCAATCGGTTCAGCGTTAGGAGTTTTGGTAAGTGCTTCTATAAGTTCAGCTACTTGACTAAAACCATTCTTAACTTTTGCCTCTAATTGTGCTACTTGTGTTTTAAGATTTTCGTTTTCAGAAACTAATGCAGCAATCTCGTCTGCCATTTTCTCATCCATTTTCTTACCCATTTCAGCCGGAGTTTCATCAGCGATTTCCGATTCTGCTTCTGGGGTTTCAATAGATACGATTTTAGAAGTTTCGTCTAAAACGATTTGAGTTCCGTCTGCTAATTGGTGTTCACCGGCAGGAGCAGGAGTTCCGTCTGCTAAGGTAACTTCGCCACCGATAGCCATTTCGCTAATCATAACCTTTGTACCATCCATAAGGCTATATTCTGCGAATGTAACAGGTACTTCTTCGATAGGTGCTTCAATAGGAGCAGGTGCTTCTACTTGTGGCATATCTTCGAACAAAGCCCTAATTTGCATAATTGCATCTTTTGCGTTCATCATTCTTTTTGTTTAAATATTAATAAAAGATTTTGTTTATCATTTAACCCGTTGCAATATTTCCTTTATTGCATTCATAAGCTCTTGTTCTTTGCTTGGCTTTGTCTTGTAAGTAAACAACCCCTCTACGCTAAATCCTTTAAATTTGCCCTCTTTAACGTCGTTCCAAACACCCTCGTTGTCTACCTTAAAGCTACCGAACCAGCTACCATCAGGAGCATCTTCAAAGCCCTTCATTGGTAGAATACCTCTGCTCTCGTCTGTAATAAAGCTCTCAAACATTGTAACACCTTCTACTTGTTGATTAGGAGAGTGCATTAAATTCACATTTGATTGGTAGCCTCTTTTGAAAAACTTTTGAGCAATCTTAAAAATAGTATCCTTAGAGAACACCACATAGTAATCGCCGTAAGTAGCATCGCTGCGAAAAATAGGCATATCAGCCAACATAAGAGGTCCAGAAATAATGCGCTTATCTTCGCTAACCACTTCAAAGCGTTGTTGATTTTTAAAGGCATTCCAATTTTTTTGAATAGCAGGTTTGTCTACTAATGCAACGTAATCTACCTCTGCATCGTCGTTCATATCCTCGCTAATGTCTAATAAATAAACAGGTAAGTCCATATTCGTAAATATTAAGTTTTTTAAATTGTTATCATTTAACCAAACCTTGCCCTTTGCTGAATAGCTGCTATTCTTTGCTGGTTGCTAGTTACATCGCTCTCAATTACATAAGTCCTAATAGCTTGGTTACCTAATGCGTTAATAGATTGAGCACTAATGTTTGTAGTAGCTGCTTGTGGCTGATTTGGTGCAATCGGTGCTGCTGTATTTAAATTAGGGCTTGATAAACTACCTGTGCTACCGCTTCCTGCTCCGGGTACTTTTACTGCTAATATATTTCTAACTGCACTAAAACCTGTTGCTGCTGCAAGAGCAACGGCAGGAATAGCAGCCGGGAAGCCTAATTTAACTCCGGCAGTAATACCCTGATAAGTATTGATTAAAGCAGCAGAAACGGCAAGAGCTTTACCTGCTGCGGTTTCTCTCCCTAAAATATCACTAACTGCTAATAAAGCATCTCCGGTTTGTACCGCTAAGGCTATTTTTTGGTCAGCACTTAGCTTATCTATTTTACCGTCTGCTTCTTTGCTATCTGCATTTGCTTGTTGCAATTTTTGTATGTTTTCTAAGGTATAGTTTTTTATTTTACCTAAAAAAGCTAATTGCTCATTTATTGCTTTATCATCTGCATCTTTTTTCTTTAATCTTTCTTGCTCATCTAAGGCTGCAATTTCTTTTTGTGTTAAGATTTTAGCTTTTACTGCAATACCTCTCCTCTTTTCGTATTCTGCAAATAAATCTTCTGTTAGCTTTTTCTCATCTGCAAGTTGCTTTTCAAGTCGTGCTGACTCTGTTTCTGCTGCTTCATCGGCAGCTTGTTTGTCAATAGCTTTTACTGATAATATATAACCATCTCTTTTATTTTTTAAATCGTTTAATGATTTGTCAAGAGCAGCTAATGTTTCTTTACCTTTTTTCTCAGTTTCTTCTGGGTCAAATACAAGCCCTGCAATACCGCCAGAAAACTTTTCCTCTAAATTAAAATCTTTTCCTAATACCTTACCTACTTGGTCAACAGTAGACAAAATAAGTGATATTGGAGCAAACAAAAATCTAAGTATACCTTGTAAGATTTCTTTGTTTCTTTTCTCAGCTTCTAGTTGTGCTTTTACAACTATTTTTTGTTGTTGTAATTGCTCTTCTGTTGCTTTAATTATTTCATTAGTTTGCCTAATTTTAATATTTAAAATTTCTTTTTCTGACTTCCCTTGTAGTTTTAAGGTATTCTCTTGACCTTCAATAGCTGATAACTTGTCTTGTTGTGCTTTTGCATTCTTATTAGTTTCTTCTGTAAGTTTCTTTTGTTCTAAACTTACTCCGCTAACTGCTGCTTTAATCTCATCCCAATATGCAACGATAGCTGCTAATGCAAGTACTAACAAACCAATCCCACTAGAACCAATCGCAGCTTTAATTGCTTTAAAAGAGTCAACTGCAACAGTTTTTAAATTCTTAAACGCATCGCCTAAGTCGCCTAATTGTTCAAGCCCTTGTGATAATGCAAGTGCTGACTGAACTTTTGCTAATGTTTTCTGCACGTCTTCGCCTTCTGCACCAAGCAACCCTAATGCTCCTTGAACAGCAGCAAAGCCACCGGCAACTGCTCCAAGTGTTTGTGAAAACGCTTTAAACTTTGTGTCTGGGTTAAAGGCATCAATTAAGTTTTTAGAGTCGCCAATTTGGTCTTTAAGCTCCGATGCTCTCTTTGCTGCTTCTACGGCTTGTTGTGATGTAGCACCAAACTTTTCAGACAAAGCCTGTACTTCTGCCGTTGCTTCTCTTAACTGCTGCTTTAAAGAGCCTAATGCTTTTTCTCCGTTACTTTGTACGTTTATATTTATACCTACGTTCTCTTGTGCCATTATAATATTTTAATCGTATGAAGTTTCTATTACTTTAAGGAATGATAGTTTAGTAGTGTTGTATTCCATTGGGTTAAAATTCTCTACTTTGTTAAGCCTGAATAATACCCCGTCTATATATACATACTTGCTAAAATCTAAATTGAAAATGTCTACTATATCCAGAAGCCCAAAGCAAGTTAATAGCTTACTATTCTTGTCTGTTATCTCAGCTATATAAGGACTATGAAACGCATTGAACACGTTAGTAGTCGGATAGCTATTAGGTCTAAACTGTATCTCCTTTGGAGCACCAAAGTTAATGTCGTTTTGAGGATTAATAGGGTCATCCAAATGCCCGGCATAGCCATAGCTTGTATAAGTAGCTAAGTTTGTGGTGGTGTTCATAATGTTCCAAGAGCCTACACCTGTAATCTTCTTAGTCTGCATTATGCGTATTATACTATCCATTCTGTCCTCTGCGTTATTCGTATTGGACTTCTTATAGATAGCCGGGAACACTTTATCCTGACCTGTTGCTTGGTATAAAGTAGATGCAGCGAATATAACTTCCAAAACATCCGTTTCTTTTACAAAGTCAAACTCAGTATCGTAAATAAAATCGCCATAGCCTTCTGTGTACTTCTTGCGGTAGTTCTCAGCATAAAAGTCATTATCCGATTTGAATTTGTAGTTATAGTAACGAGCGTTGATTTCACTCATTGGCTTAATGCTTAGAGGCTTTGCTCTGTCTATCTTATCAGTCCAATCTAATGCGGTAGACGACGCAGCAGGGTAGAAATCGACATAAGGGCTAATAACAAGCTCCTTATCATTAAATTTATTTTCATAAACATAAAGATTAAACATCTTAACAATACTTAAAAAGAAATCTCTTTGAAATATACCTTTTGGGATAGTATCGTTTATATTAATTGTTTCTCCAATATTAACTTGTACTTGCGTTGGTGTGCTTGTTAATACTCCTAATTGACCAGAAGTAATAGCTAAGATAATGCCGTTGCCTAATATCTCAACTTGCATAGTGTCAGTATTCGCAAACGTAACTCCGCTCACTGTGAAGCTACAATTCATAATAATACTAACACTCGCATCAAAATCTTGTCTACCTATTTCAATGTTATTCTTTTTTAGAATTACAGAATAGCTAGGCAAAGGTGGATTGTAAAATGTTACGTTACCCGTTAATAAAACATTTATATCCGTTGTAATTGTTACACCGCTACCATAAGTAAATAACTGACCTAAAAAATCTAATGTAAAGCTACCGGCAGTTACCATTGTATACTCTACAATAGAACTCAGGTTTGTGTTTATAGTAATTAACTTAGCAGCAGCATTAAGGCTTGTATTGTTTAGCGTTGTGATGTTTGTTTGGTTGTGCGGAATGATAAGCCTCTTGAATAAAGGTGTATCAAAAAAAGAGCAGTCAAATGTGTAATCTGTACCTGCAAATATTTTTTGAATATACTCTTTAACATATAAAGCAGGTCTAAAAGTAGTATATTGAAAATCTTTTTTAGCTACTCCGTATCCACCTAATCCACCTGCACCTGCTCCTGTGCTTACATTTCCATAATCAATAAGCGGATAGTAGTAACCAGAGCCACCGGCATTATCCCAGCTGCTGCTAATATTAGCCACGCTATAAGTATGATTGTACACACTAAAATCTAAATCTTCTAAACGAGCATTACCTAGCTGATTAATAAAACCGCCAAGCTCTCCAACCACGCTACATTGGTATTCTATTGTTTCTTTGTCTATAACTATTTCCAATATTCGTAAAGTGCCTTTAAATATCTGCACCTTATCAATAAAGATTTTACAGTTAGCTTGCTTAGCTACGTTAAAATTATAACCTACATTCGGAAGCGTGTTATCTGTAAAGTTAGCGTTGTTAAGCTCAAATATGTAGCCAAAAATCAAATTGTTATTAGCCGTTCCCGGAATGCTTATTGTCTTACTGTAAGAAGTATTGCGACTACCAAAATCACTTACGTCATCAATGGCATAAGTAAATTCGGTAGATATATCTAGCAATAAATCTATCTTCTGTTCCTCGATGTATATTTCTGTGCTAATCATTATCTGAATTGGCTTGTTAAGTATTTGCCTACTTCTACTTCAATGTCAAAGTTAAATAGTTTGTCTGCACTTTCTAACTTATACTCATAGTTTGTTGTCGTTATCGTAACAGGAAAATAAGCGCCCAAAACTTCCATATATACAATAGGACTTGATACAAGTTGAGCCAACCAGCTATAATCCTGTTCGCTAACCCAATCAGAAGTAAGCCTATATCTATCTTTATGCTGTATAGCATAGTTAAAAGTCGTTTCGTTGTATCTGTTGTAGCCATCTATGTTTGTCATTTGCCCACCTACAAGCTGCCAATCGCTTCGCCTGTATGATGCCCGTTGATATTCGCTCGACCTTCTATTAACTAAGGCGAACTTCTTTGTATCCCATCCGCCCAATCTATTCAGGAACTCTAAATTAAATTGTTGGTATTTAGGGTAGCACTTATGTCTTATTTTTATTACCCTTGTTTGAGCTGCACCTCTTTTTAAATAGAAGTTATAGCCGTATGTATCTTCATTGATAATCGTGCCAGAAGCGAAGTCGTTTATATGCCCTGCTTGTAGGTTAAACATATTGAATTGACCGGATAATGTTATATTGCCTGATACTGTATTAGTAACTACATCTCCTGCTCCTAATACTTCAACCCACGCAGAATAACCGCCCGTTGCTATACGCAGGAACGTAATGTAAAAATTATCTCCGTATTCTAGCGTAATCTCATCAGTATCTCGCTCAGTTAAAAAGTCATCGGTAAAGTTTTCTAATAGTAAATTATCGTAATAGTCCGATAGCACTAACGGGGTGTTATTCTTTGTTAAGAACACATCCGCAAACAATGGTGGAACAAAGTTATAAGCTGAGAAGTTACCAGAAGCTAAGTTGGTTGTCGTTACTCCGCTTACTTCTTCTCCTATTCTAATTTGATAATCTACCTTAATTTTATCGTTTGAAGCTACAAGTATTGAATTGCCGGAAGGCTCAAAGTAATTAGTTACGAAGCTCCTTACCATTGGCGAAGCGTTAAACACCCCATAGCTGCCTTCTGCACTCGGAGCTGGGAACACCTTTGACCTAATTACCTGACTGCCGTTAATATAAACATCATACACAAATTTAAAGTTTGTAGTTCCACTATTTGTAGAGCTTGACACAAACCAGAGATTGTCGTGCATTGATGAATAAGGTGCAGGGCTACTTGTTACTGTTATTGCCATTTTCGTTTACTGTTTGCTTAATTTGTATTTGCACATCGCCACCGATTGCTATTGATATATTTTTAATAAATTCTTTGTTGAATACCTGAGCTACTGCTCTATCAAAGTACTTAGTTGATTTTAACCCTTTCCTGTGTATGCTTCTGGCTATTAGAAAAGCTAAGGACTTTTTATCCTCTATTGCTTTTGTTTCCACTCCAAGCCTTGTATATCTGCCTACCGATACAGATTTTAATTTATTGTAACTAAGCCACTTTTCTATCGAGCTAACAGGTACGGCTTTTTTATTTGTCTTAAATGAATAAGGAGAGTTAGTATCTGCCTTCACGTTCCTTGTTCCCTTAACCCCTTTATTGACAAAATCGTAATATTTAGAGGCTTCGCTTCCCGGCTCATAACCTAAGCTCAAAATGTAGCCAGTACCGAACTTAGTAATTACAGGGAATGCCGGCTCTGCTAATCTGCCAGAGCTTGTGATGTTTTCTTTGTCTAATATTTTTACAAGGGTATCGTTAAACGCTTTACCATATAAAGCAAGGGTATCTTCTAATACAGGCAGTTCTCCGGGCTTAACTACATTAAACCCTGTTTCGCCTATGCTTTGTAAAAAGCCATTCCTTAGTGCTTCTATTTGCGCCCTTGATATACTCACGCAAATAAATATAACTAACGGCTAAAAATAACTAACCCCACCAAAATTGGCAGGGCTAATGGGGGTATGGGGGTCTTATTTAAGTTTTCTATGCTGCTCCTTATCGTAATCGGCTTTTGCTTTTAGATAGGATAGCGTATTTAAGAAGTGTATTGTTACAAGCTCATAGCTTTGGTCAACTGTGATATTTTCGTGGTCGGCAACAGATTTGGCGCAATATTGCCATCCAAAGCTTCGCATAAAGTTTGAACCACCCCTTGTGCTGTTTCCGATGTCATCCCCTTGTTCAACATCTCCTGAATTAAATAACCCTTCGAAACTTCTATCCAATTTCTGTATACTTGATAAAAAAAAACAACCGAATGATA